CCTGTTAGGTACATCATTAAAGATCACCTTAATCTACAAGACGTAAGGAATATTAATTCTATTCAAGGTGGTTGGACACTGATGGATTATCTATTATCTTTTTGTAGATTAGGTAAAGAAGAATACCAATTACTTGAGTGGTTCTGTCGAACATACAAATATAACATAAAAGAATCTATGTGTATGTTACTTGGTAAGCACTATGCTGACAGTAAAACAATAGAACCCTACAAGAAAGGTATGTTTAAGATAACGCATTTAGAACAAGGTAAGACTTGGGCTAGAAGAATGAACGAGATAGGTGAACACTTTGAACATGTAAGATCACAAAAGTTTTTATATGCAATGCTCTCCTGTTTCGTTAACAAATCTTTTAATTATAAACACTGGATAAATAAGTTATCTAAGAACAGTGTAAAATTAAAAGTTCAAGCAAGTAGAAATGATTACATAGTTAATATTGAAAGACTATATAATTATAATACTAGCAATAATAAGAAGATAAGACTTGACTTGTATCAAACACAGGCAAGAAATTAAGAAAGGAAAATATGATGAAACCAGTAAGAAGTAATGAGCTTCAGCATCTAGAATCTACTGTTAGATATAAATTTAATGATAGAGAAGCTGAAGTTAAATCCGAAATGGAAAATGAAATTCAATCTTTATCTGATCATAACTTAGATAAATTTAAAAAGAGATTGAATATCAAACCTAAAGCTGAAGCAGTTGCCAAAGCAAAGAGAGAACTTGATGATTTTATAGAAACGAAAGATCAAGTGGAACGAAAACTACAACAAAAATTAGATGGTGTAGTTAAGGTATTCTATAATGCAATGGAAAACTGGAATAAAGTTAGACGTTGGGAATATAATTTTCCAGAACATGATGATGTAAAGCCAGAATTATTTGACAACATGTTCAACAATCTATGTCGACAAGAAACTGAGAAAGCTTATCATGCTAGTCCTAAGGGACAGGCATTAAGAGTTCTTAAAAGACAAAGAGAAAGAGCTGAACATATAATCTATTCAGGTGATAGCATACAGAATGTATGGAGATATCTTGGACTGGTATTTACTCAAGCAAAGATTGCTGCTGAAATACCAAGACAGATGTTGCAATTACCAAAGGAGTAAGATGTATAAATTAATTATATTAAAAGCACCAGAGGTATCACAATCGAAAGATAAACCTACCTTTGAAACGATGTATAAATTGATAGGTTGCGATATGATTCAACCATCAACAGCTTATCTTCCACAATACTCTAATCGGAAAGATGGGTATGTTGAATTTTATATGGACGAAGAATTTCTTATGAAGAATCCAGTACCAAAAGTTAATCAGTATATTACTGATGCTTGGTATGACTGGCAGAAAAAGACAGGACATACAGCTATATCAGGATCTAAAATTCATGGAAACATAGCTATCATACAAAAGATAGTATGAGTTGGCAGGATAAAAGAGTACATGCAATCAATCGTATAAGTAAACGTAAAGGATTAAAGACTGATGATATGAATCCTTATTTTGATGAGTACAATCAGATACTTAATACACCTGCAAAAAATAAAAAAGAATATAAAAAACTGCACCCCCCGAAAGGAAAGGGAGTGCAGCAAAACAAGGAAAGGTAAAAATGAAAGCTGTTTTGAAATCCGTTAGCATAAAAGGTAGTAGGTATCTACTCACAAAGATATATAGGTCAATAAAGCTGACATTAATAGGGTTTTTATCACTATTAGCTTACACTTTGTACCTTGTAGGTTGTTCGATAAACTTTATAAAAGAAAAATTAAGAGATGAATAATGAAATTAAAACTTATTATCTTATGTGGTTTATTACTGAATGGCTGTTCTCAATTTGCTTTGATTGCAAGTGGAGGAAGTATAGCTATCAGTCAAAACGTATACACTAAAATCTATAATGCTACTGATATTATTACTGTCATAACTACAGATAAAAGTATCAAGGGACATATGTATGATGCAATAACGAAAGAAAAACAATGAAAGAAAGAATAGAAAGATTTAGAGAGTTAGTTAATGAAATTGACATCTCTAAATATAAACAAAAAGAATTTATAAAAATAGTTGATGCTATTTTCTATGAATTATTTTTAAGACCTAAAGGAGTTTGGACAGTAAGGAGGAAACAATGATTGGAATAAAACAAGTTGAAGATGATCTAAATTATTTAGCAACTACTGATGAACAGTATGCTGAACGTAAAGCCACATTAGAATATGAAAAGAATAGAATCAAATCTATGAAAGGATTGTTCGTTACTCAATCAAATGAATCGGTATCGAAAGCAACCGAAGCATATTATGGACGTGATTTTAAAGATCATGCTTCTGTTCTAAATGAAATTAATAAAGAGTATTTAAAACTCGAAGCTAAAAGAGAAACTGCTGTTCTAAGAATAGAAGTATTCAGAACACTGGAAGCAACAAGAAGGAAAGGAAACATATAATGGTAGGCATAAGAAAACAAAAAACTGAAATGAAACAAATAGCGAAGATGTTATTAGCCAATAGATTACTTGCTGGACATACACAAACGGATATCGCACAGAAATTATTTGTAACATTTCAACAATATCAGAAGTGGGAAAATGGTGTTAACAGGATCAGTGCTGATCAACTATTAAGTTTATGTAAAGAATTTAACTATAACTGGAATGATTTTATGAAAGAGCCTGATGAATTTTGTAAGACTATTAGTAATCTTCGTACAAAAGAAAAGCTTACTCAATTATTTACACGAATAAGTCGCAATGTAGATAAAGCAAGTCGTATTGAAAACACTTAGAAAGGGAATAAAATGTTTAGTTGGTTAACAAATCAAGAAGGAAATAGTTATGATCGAGTTACTGTAGTTAAAGGCATACAAGACACAGTAGAACTACTCGATAAAATTATGAGATCTATGGAACAAGTAGCTCAAACCTGTAAGGGAATGCAAGATGATCATAAATTATATATGGTTACTAACAATGAGGTATTAGAAAATATCAAGGTAAGATTAGATAAGATGGAAGACAAAGAACCTGAACCATTTTAAGAGATTCTATATAATGTTAGGAAGCATATGCTATTGATGTTTAAAATCATACGAGCCGAAACATCCCTTATATAGATAGGGGTAATATCCGAGAGGTGTTACCCCGCTAAAAAAGAAAGGAAACAAATGGACTTCGCACAGATGCTAAAGAATACTCAAGAGCATGGACTATATTCTACATGGCAAGGATCTATTCATGCACTAGAACAATTAAAAATACATATCGATTTTGAAATTAATAAATATAAAGAACTTAAAGGTGAAACAGATCGCAGAAAAAAGATTAGTGGCTATCCAGTTACATCATCTGATTTAGATATCGCATACTGGAGAAAGCATCCAGATTTACATGGATATATTGTAAAACATTTTGGTGAAGGAAAAGATAGCTGTCAAAGAATTGCACTAAGAGAAAAAGATTGTCTCCAAATCGCAGAAGCTATCCTTAAAAGAAAATTACCACATACAAAAGGATTTTTCTTTGGAGAATCTGCTTGGCATAAAAAAGATAGAATAAAAAATGCTAAAGTCTTTACAGATACAGCTAAGTGGTTGGAAAAATATCAAAAAGATTGGACTCATTCAGTTTATTATCAAGCATCATGGTAAGATTATCCTATAACTTGTATATTTAATCTGATCTGATACTAAATGAAGTATGTCCAGTAAGTATGCTTTAGGTAGAATATTTCACAACCAACTCATACCTCAATTTGTACAAGCTAGAAAGAAACTAGGTATCAGTCAGTTAGAAATGGACGAGATACTCGGAGTTGCAAAAGGTCTTGTATCAAAATGGGAAGTTGGTATAAGAAAGCCTAGTGGATTCTTGTTCTGTTGTTGGGCTGATTCACTCAAAATGCAATTAAAACTAGTTGCTAAAAATGGAGGTGCAAACCATGTTAAACCCAGACGTTAAACTTAATGAGATAACGAATGATCCTATTGCTAATAAAGTAATAGACATAATTTGCAAAAGACATGTGTTAGGTATGGAAAAATTCGGTAAGACAATGGAAGCGAATGATAAACCATTTGATCATTGGATTGATAGTACGATTGAAGAACTCATAGATGCTATTCATTATCTAGTTAAAGCTAGAACCGTAGTTGACAAATTCAAATCTAAAAACGAAAGCTTAGAAAAAATGTTTAAAGAATTTAGAGAAGAAACATTTAAAGTTGCAACGAAACAAACATTACCACCAGGTACACAACCAGGTTGTGCTGATTGGATAGAACCAACAGCAGAAGATTTAAAAGAAGAAACTGTTCAAGAAAATATTAATGAAGAAAAAGTAAGTAGTAAAAATTGGTATGCAAATCAAGGAGTTAAACCACCACCAAAAGGCGATAAAGAAAATGGAAATAAAGAGAAGGATAAGACCTGACTACTCAGCATACCATGTTCGAAAACAATTTTGGTTAATGAAACTGTTAAAGTTTTATCGAAGCATAGAGTTCGATGATGAAGTATATCTAGCCTTTGCAAAAAGAATCTTTGAAAAAAAGATAGATCAAAAACAATTAGAACAAATAAATAAACTAATGGTAGAAGATGAAAAAAGAAAGAAAGCAAAATTCGAAAAGAGAAGAAAATATACGCTTCAAAAAATGGGCGGAAGAATATTTAGATAAGAAAATGAATGAACTTAAAGAAAAAGATTTAAAGAAATCCAAACACTATTTGAAAATAGGAGGAACGATATGAACAAAGTATTGCTAGTGATTGCACTACTATTTGTTTTGAATGCTTGTTCGATAGGTAAGAAGTGTACCTATACTCAAGATGGGACTAAGGTTTCATCATGGGTATGGTTCTATGCAGATAAACCTATTGATCTAGACAAAATGAATTGTAATTAGAAAGGAATAAAATGAAAGCAGAGTTTGACCGAAGTAAAGGAGTCGGTGGCAGTGATGCTACACGATTATACGAAGGGGACTGGTATCAGTTGTGGAGTGAAAAGACAGGTGAAACACAACCCGCAGATTTATCAAAGGTATTACCAGTACAAATGGGAAGGCATACAGAATCATTTAACATCCATTGGTACGAACAAGAAACAGGTAACGTAGTTAAAGATCAACAAAAGTATTTTCAAATGGATAAGTACCCTCATATCTATGCTCATATAGATGGTGTTGCATGGGCTGGAAAATATAAGGAAGGATTATTAGAATGCAAACATACAAATGCTTTTAATAATTCAGGGAAAGTAGTTAATAAATACGCTGCACAAATTCAACATTATTTAATGGTAACAAAAGAGAAGAAAGCATTTCTATCTGTCATATATGGCAACATGAAGTATGACATTACTGAAGTGGAAGCTAATGAAGAATTTCAAAATAAGTTATTAGCTGCTGAAGTTCTGTTTTGGTACTATGTAGAAAATAAGAAAGCTCCACCTGACTTGGTTAGTTGGAGTACATTTAAAGATCTAGGTAAAAGGATAACTCAAAATGGATCAAACAAAAAGCTCATATCCCTTCTCTCCAGGGTACAGTAAGACTGCTGATACTTCGGTAGAAGCGGCAGAGTTAATTGCTGCTGGAGCTAAAACAATTCGCATTAAAGTATTCAATGTTATTAAAAACAAAAGAAGCTTTGGTGCTACTGCAGATGAGGTAGCTGAATTGTTAAATCTTAGTAGCTTTACAGTTAGACCAAGAGTGACGGAACTATATAAGTTAGGTGACATTGAACGACAAGATAAAAGAAAGAATGTTAGTACAAGAAATGCTTATGTTTATATAGTAAGTAAAAAATATAATACTGAAAGGAGTAATATATGATTGAAGATGTAAAAAATACAGATCTATGGGATAAATTTAAACATACTAATCCCCTGTATACTAAACCATTTCCAAAGTTTGGTAAGACTCTAACAACAATTGATCCTATGTATCAGATCATGACAATGACCAGGGTATTCGGACCAGTTGGTAAAGGTTGGAGTTACGATTCTAAATTTATCTATACAGATGCAAATGTATTCGCTGAAGTTAAGATAGTATATATGATCGATGAGATATGGCACAAATATGGACCAGTGTCTTCGGTATGTGCTTTGTATAGGAAAGATGGAAAACTAGATGACGAAGCTCCAAAGAAAGCTTTGACTGATGCGATGACAAAAGCGTTCAGTCATTTAGGAGTAAGTGCTGATGTATTTCTCGGCATGTTTGACAATGTAAAATACGTTCAAACTATGAAAGAGAAATTCAATAGTAATTCAGATGGTATAAAAAGTAAGATAGTTAAAATAACAAAGGAGAAAGAATGATAAACAAAGTCATTTTATTAGGTAGACTAGGTGCTGATCCTGAGATCGGAACAACCAGTCTAAACGCAAAGTTCGCCAAGTTATCTTTAGCGACTAACAGGTCGTGGAAAGAAAAAGATGGTGAGAAGAAAACTGTAACTACCTGGAATAAGATTAAAGTATTTGATCCTAATCTTGCAACCACTTTAGAAAAGTATGCAAGTAAAGGTACGATGCTTTATGTCGAAGGAGAACTGGATAACAGATCATATAAGGATAGCAATGATGTCCAAAGATTTGTTACTGAAGTTCTTGTTCCAAGAGTTCGTGGACAGAT